GCTGCACATTGCAGGAGCTTCTTCCTGCAAGGCTGAGTCGAATGGCTCTTGGAGGTGAGGCCGTGTTACATCACGGTCGGCTACAGATGTCCCCCGACATACGGCATCGGCTGTCGTGTGCGATGGGCGTCTTCGAGGCTGCATCTACTAAGGATGTCAGAACCCGATTGGTTCCGCTTGAGCGGCGGGACGGCCCTGAAGGTGGCCGCGCATGGGTTCTGAATGATTTCCTCAGGTCTGCAGACCTCGCGAGGGTTCCGGATGCGGTGTTGTTGGAGGACGCTAGGCAACGTAAGAAGGTTGGCTCTTCTTCTATCGGCTCTACCTGGGATGTACCAATCGCTGGTAAACCGTCGATGAAGGATGGAGTTCAACGATTCTTCGAGCCTCATACGTGGAATGTCTCTTTACTAAGTGAGGCCGCTCGTTACGCAACATCGTACGTGTCAGGTTTGTACTCAGTTCGGGAACGTGGATATCTACAGCCCATCTCTTTAGATGAGGCTAGTTCCACGTTCGTTGGCAGGCACAGTTTCGGCTTCCCGTTTCTATCTTCGGACAAGCAGGAGTGTTACGAGAGGGCTCTAACCCTCTCGCGCGAGTTGCTCGCGTCGCTTGACTTACGGCTTGCTCTCTGTTACCCAGCTATCCTGGGAACCCGCACAGAAAGCAATGGTCCGGATCTGCCTTCGAAGATGCGTGTCATCCTTGGTTGTTCACGAGTTACTAACAACATTGCAAAGATGTTGTTTGTGCCAACATTTGATGCATTAGCAGTGCATCCAACGTTTGCGGCGTGGACTGGACCACAGGGTGTTGACGTCGTAATGCCCACTGTATTACGAGACGCACGCTCCCAGCTGCTCTCAGTAGACATGAAGAACTTCGACGCGTCAGTACCGCCGGAGCTTATTCATCACATCTTCGGAATAATTGAGAGCTGGTATGGACCGGGAGATGCATCGTTGATTCGCTTCATACGCGATGAATTCAATGCATGTGGCGTCATCACGCCCGCGAGCGATAAGCTCGGTAGTTTCTGCCTTCACTTAGGCAGGCGTGGTGGCGTTCCATCAGGGCACGTCTTTACTAACCTGGTGGATAGTTTAGTCAGCCTATGGGCTATGGCGTACGCCGCTTTCACTAATGGGTGGCGTGTAGATCAAGCCGTGGTTCAGGGGGACGACGTAGTCTGGTCGTTCGAGTCGGAGGTGTCGCCTTCGGCGTTAGCTGACGTACTACTCCGTGATGTTGGCCTAACCATGCACGTCGAGAAATCGTTCTACCTGGACGGAATAGCCTTATTCTGTTCTATGGTACATCTCCGCGATCATTATCGCGGATGTGGCGTGCGCTCTATCATACGTACCATCGGTCAGATGTGCGGGCTTGATAGAGACCCTGGAAACCGCTGGACTGAAGATATGGACACGATACGTTGGCATCAGCAACTTGGGATGGCGCAATACCATCCGTGGTTTCCTTCTGCTTGT